TAATTTATCCTACTAATCCGCTTCCACCTAAACGAAGGTTTCCTTGCGTTGTATTATTTAAAACTCCGATTAACTTTTGCCCAGCTATTTCAAAAACAACTGTTCCTCCTCCATTACTAAAACTACCTCCTCCAGATACTGAGCTTGTTGGAGTTGAAACATCCGCACCAGTTGAAATTGAACCTCTTTGAGATGTTCCGGCTCCTTGCGATTGTACTCCTTTATTTCCTTTTGAGGCAATTGCTCCTCCAATTCCTTTAAGTAAAACCCCTCCGGCAATTGCAGCCAAACCAGCTCCAACTCCAGCAATGGTACCAAACAACTTAACAACAGTTCCGGCTAATACAGCAGCGGTACCCATTTTTATCAATTGGTCTCCCATTGCTGAAAGCAAACCTCCTAAACTTTGCATTAATGAACTACCAACAGCGGACAAAACGTTTCCACCTGTTGCAAGTGCATTCCCTATAACTTCTCCTAATTGGCTAAATGTGTCCGCCATTGCTCCACCAATCATTTGATTAGCAATAACATCCATTTCACTCAATCCAGTAGCTAAATTTTTCTTTGCGTTGTCTAAATTGGTTTTTACCATTTCAGCACCTCTAGCACTTGTATCAACTAATCCGGCCGGAGTTAAATTGTTTTCGATTACCGGATTTGTTCTCGATTGAGGTCCTGACATTGTAGCTCCTGCTCCTTTTGATGCTTTTGCTCCAGTTGGTTTAAGAATAACTTTTGACGCTTTTTGCGAAGCCATTGTTATTACTTTATCATACTTAGCAACCTCTTTATTTAAAGCAATAACCTCATTTCGTGTCTCTTGTAGTCTTTGCGTTGCTCTTTGAGAAGCCGATGCGTAAAACTGCATTGATCCAGCAGCTGCCGGATTGCTAGCCGCTTTTTGATATGCTGCCTCAGCTTTTGCAGCCTCTTCTCTTTGTTTAATTAACCGAGCGTTTGCCTCCCATAATTTTAAAGTTGGCTCCGCTGCCTTTTCAGACATTTTTTCTGCAATAGCCTTATTAATTAAGGCTTTTGTTACCTCGTTAACAACTCCGGTTAAATTACCGTACATTATTTCCTCTTTTGACAAATTGCCAAAATAGTTTGGATATTGTTTTTGTAGTTGCTCAACAGCTTCAAAACGTAATTTTTTAGATTGTCTTTCGTCTTGTGCTATTGCAATAAGTCCTTTTAAAGCTCCAGTCTCTTCAATTGCCGATTTTGTAGCTTCTTTTGAAACTGTTTTTAATGTATTACCAAAAGCGTCAAAATTACCGCTTAATTTATTAAATACATCTCCAATAGTTATTCCTTGTTGAGACATTACAGTAAATGCCGTAGTAACTAAAGAAACAGCTAATAAAATACCACCGGTACCCATTAATGAGCTGGCAACGGCTTTCAAAGCACCTCCAGCACCTCCGGCACTTTTTGACAAATGAGAGAAACTCTCAGCCGTTGCGGTTAAGTTGTTACCAATACCAATAATACCAAATGGAGCATCCTGAGCAATACGAGAAAATTGCATTAAAGTATTACTTCCGTTTGCTGTTGCTTTTGAATGATTATTAAAGGCACTTGCTGAACTACTTACCGAACTTTTTAATCCGTTTAATTTTGTAGTTGTTTCGGATATTTGTTTGTCAATTGTACTATTGTCAATACCGAGTTTTATGTTTGAAGCTTGTTGACTCTTTAAAGCTGCGAGTTGTTTCTCAACTTTCGCAATCTCAGAATTAAACTCGCTACTGTCGGCTCCAATTTGGACTTCTAAATTAGCCATTTTTCTTTTGGTTTAAATATTCTTTGTATGCTTTTAAAAAGTTCTCCTTTTGTTCAGCACTAACTCCTCTTTTTATTTCGTTGCCGTTTAAATTCATAAACCTATCAATTGTCTTTGGCAACTTTTTTGGATCTTGGTGCGGTGCTATAAAAGCACTCCAAGCAATTTGTCGTACCTTTTCCCATTCTCTCAACTCCATTCTTTTATATGCAAAAAGGCGAATTTGGAATTCTGCGAAAGTCATATCATAAACATCACTCAAACGCAAAATTCCAAGTTCGCCACAAGCAAAAGCGATAACATCCGCCTTAAAATCTATTTCTTTGGATTCACTTTTTTTTTGCTGTCATCAACCGGCACGTCCTTATTCATTGAATCGTTAAAAGCTTTATGAAAGTCATTCCAAAAGCTCCCTCCAATTCCTCCATTTTCATCAATCCAATCATTTATGTCATACATTGTAAAATCAATTTCCTTTGAGCTTCTTTTATAAGAGTAAGCTAATGAAAAATACATCATTTTAGGTATTAAGACAGCATCCGCTTGCGTGCTTAATTCGTCAAGTCTTAAACCTGTTCCGTCCAATAATTCATTTAAAAAACCTATTCCAAAATGGAACTCTTTGTCTAATAATACAACTTTATTCATAATTTGATTGATTGGTTAATTTTGTTTTAGTCTAAAGGATCAACAGTTGAAATCACTCCATCTCCATTTAATGTAAGAGAGAAAGTTGCCAAATCGTCTCCAGAACCCATATCCAATGATAAGTCAGCGATTAAAGCGTTTCCGTAATAAGTTGCTCCAGTAACTCCAGTTACTAATTTCCAAACAACTAACTCTTTTGCTAATTGTAAGTCAACTAAGAAATCGTGAGATATTTTTGCAGTATCTCCTCCGATTGATGTAGTATCAATGTACTCTCCCTCAGCTTCCAAAGTGTAGCTATAAATTCCGCCTTGGATTTTTGTAACTCCTGGATTACATTTTGTGTTTGATTCAATAACCGAAACGGCTGTTGATAAACTGTTTGAAGTCAAACAAGCTACTGGCTTGTAAGATGCTCCGTCTGCTACGTAAAGAATTCCAACTTCTCCTTTAATTGGTGTTGCCATAATTTTTTTTAATTAAGTGTTAATTCCAAAGTTAAAAAACTTCGGTAAATGTTTTCTGTATCTGTAATCGTTTCTAATTGTGTGTTATAACTTAAATTTTGATTCACAACTTCAAAATTTGCAACCTCGATTTGAGGTAATAATAAATCGTTTACCGCTTGCTCAATGTCGTTTAATAATACTCTACTGCCAGCATTCCCCTGAGAGCTTGTCTTGGTAAATATTTCTATTAATACGGACGTATTCCAACGGTATTCGCATTTATTTGCCTTATCAATGCTTTTTGTTTGAGCTGTTAATAAGATGTAATTCAAAAGTTTAGCGTTTCCAGTAATGCGACTGTCAAAACATTTAATTGTTTTTCCTGAGACTTCAATATCATTTAAAAGGTCAAAAATTGCCTTTCTAATGTATTTATCTGGATTCGTTGTTATCATACGTCAAAATTACTAAATTTTTTTATTATATTTTGATAATAATTTTTTTAAATTATCTAAGTAGTCTTTTTTGCCTTTTATCCAAGCTGGATAAAGAAAAGGTTTTGGATTAACTCCGGCTCCTAAAATAGTAGCAAATATCACCCATGCAAATTTTTCATCGATTCCTTTTTGCTTACACCACAATTTTATAGCAGCCAATCCCTCGGTATAACTTCCTTTTTTACCTTTAAAGCTTGCCGCCATATCTTTAAACTCGGCCGGAATATTTACTTTTGTTCCGGTCCCAAATTCCATATAACCAGCATAAAACTCGTTAGTTGATACTTTATATTGGCTTTCCTTTACCTTTTCACTACTAATCGATTGTGCTAATTTACCCAAGTTTTTAGGTGCTAACTTTTTAGCATCTCCTTCAATTTGCAAAGCAATATCATGAGTCTCAGCGTCAATAAGCTTTTCCATATCCTTGCCAATTGCTCTAAGCTCCTTAATAACTTGGTCAACTCCTTTAATCGATTCCTTTGCCATTTGCTGTGATGTTTACAAACCTAAATAATTCGTCATCGTATTGAACATCATTAACAACGTATTTTGAGCCTCTATAAACAATACTAAGATTATCCAAATCAACGTTAATTGCTGAGTTGTTTCTTATCTTAAAAGAGTAATTGTCTTTAATATAAGACCCTCCATTTGCGTTGTCTCTAAACGAGCTTATTTGTTTTACGTTTGCCCAAAAACTACCAATCAAAACATCATCAACAGTATAGCCTCCGAAACCGTCCTCAACGCTCGAAGTTTTATATATTTGAATTTTTCGGCTTAATTCTCTAGCAATCATAAAAATCGTCTGTTTACATCAATAGCCTGCATTACTGACTCAGGAATAAGTGTTGTATTGACTTGTTTTTCACTTTCGTAATACCAAACTTTAATCATTTGCAAACAAGCCTGTAATAGCTCCTCTGGAACGTCTGTCGGGTCCTCATAACCAACGTTTAAAGTTACAGTTATCTCGTTTGGATAAAGATCGCATAAAGAGTAATGAATTACAACCGGATCGGTTGGACTTACAATATCGTTAATAGGATAATCATAAACTTTTACCGGATGCCCTTTATAAATAACCTCTCTCGCATAAAATATATGATTCGTTCTTTTCTCAACAAAAAGACAAGCCGCTTTAATCATTGACGTAATTTCGTTGTCGTCATCTGTTAAGTCCGAGTCTACTCTTAAATAGTCTTTAACCCTTGCGAGTGATAATACATCTAAATACGCCATTATTTTTTAGCTTTAACTTGTTTTTGTTTTTCAACTAATTCGTTGCGTAAAAATCTCTCCGCATCGTCTTTTGACAATTCGACAACATCTCCAACGTTATAATCTTTTTTCTCGTCTGCCTTAAAAAATGATTTTATTACAATATATTTTTCCATGTCTTATTATTTTAATATTATACAAATTTAATAAAAAAGCCTATACAAAAATGCATAGGCTTTTAATTTTTAGAAAGTTACAACTTATGCAGCAGTAAAGTCTCCGTAAATGATTGCAGCTGGTTGCTCAACAGCCAAAGCAGTTTGAGACTCAATACGAGCTGTAATGTTATTTTTAACGAAGTTAGTTCCTTCTTGCTCAGAAAACTCTAAAGATAAACCTTGAGTAACAACTTTGTTAACTCTAGACCAGTCTCCAACAAAATATTTGTTAGCAGCTAACCAAGTAGCTTTGTAAACAGCGATTCCGTTGATTCTCAATACACCACCTTCGTAAACAGCAATTCCAGGAAGTCCGTATCCAGATGAGCTAGATTTTGCAGTTTTCATGATGTCGTAGAAGTCAGACGGACGTACAACGATACCATTAACAGCGTAGTTTGAATTTTCTAATGTTGCAATCTCGTTGATCAACATTTCGATTTTGTTTTTATCAGTAATAACTTGAGAAGATGCAGTTGCAGCTCCAGCCAATACAGTGTTAAAAGCAGCATTCTCAGCGATGAAATAATCTCTTCTCAAAGCGTTTGGAATGAATGAAGTTAAGAAAGGCAAGTTGTTAGCCATTTTCTTACTGTAACGAGTGAAACCAGCAATAAAGTCTGTGTTTACGTCTACCATTGTGAAATCGTAGTCTCTTTGTGCTTTAGAAGAACCTTCTGTTTGAGTAGCGATTGAACCTTCTCCAGCTCCCTCTCTTGGGAATGTATAAGTACCTCCAGCGATGTTAACAGAACCAACTAAGTCAGCAACGTTCACCAATTGACCTGGAATCATAACTGTATTGAAGTTATAATCTTTTGGTTGAGCTCCTGTTAAGTTAGCCAAAGTCATATCTCCAACAGCTTTCACTTGTACAGATTTTCCGCTTCTTACTTCTTTTATTTCATTAAAGTTTTCGTTTAATGCTTTCTCCATTACGTCAAAATAACCTTCAGATTTTGCCTCAACGTTTTTCTCTTGTAATTTAACGTCTAACAAGTCTGCGTGTGATTGAATAGCTTTTAAGTCAGCTTTCAATGCTTCAATTGTTTCGTTGTTTTCAGATTTCATTTTTGCCTCTAATGCTTCGATTAAAGATTTTACCTCAACTGATTGCTCAGCTGTTTTTGTTTCAACTTGTGCTTTGATTCCTTCCAAAGCAGCTTTAATTTCTAATGCTTCCATTGTTTTTGTTTTTTTTAAAGTTTAAAGTTTTTTAGTGTGTCTAATATAATCGGCTCCTCTTTTAAAGTGACAATTTCTGTCGGCTCCTCAGTAAGTGATTTTAATAATTGTTCGATATTTCTCAATCGTTCGTCGCTATAATCTAAATTATATGCTTTCTCGATTAATTCCATAATACCGTAATGGCTTTTAATGCTTTTAAGTCCTTGAACGGTGCTTAATTCGTTTGCTCCCCAACTTGACAAAAATGAATACTCCATTAATTTGTACTCGTTAATAATAGCCTTGTTTTTAGCGTCTCTTTGCAAAACTTGGTATCCAATACTCAACTCAGCATTTAAACCGCTCTCGTGCATTAATTTTACATCTGTGAACATGTCTTTACCTAATGGCTTATTCATGTTAAATTGAGACGTAGTTAATAATCCGTAAGGATCATTTGCGTTTATTTCCAAAGGTACCCCAATCATCATCGTTGGATTGTGGTCCTTTAAAACTCTAATTCGTTTAAAGTTTTCCGTTACTGTCTTATTAAAAGAACCAGGAGCCGAAATGTCTCCGTCTGAGTCTTTAAAGTTGTAAGCGTTTGCATAAGCAACCACAATCCCTTTATTTTCGTCTAAGTCTTTTAAGTCGTAAGATAATTGTTTAAAATCCATATCTTTTATTTTTTAAATATAATATTCCCGTCTTTGTCTCTCTTTGCCTTGAATGCTAATGTACAACGGCAGTTTATAACTTGTGAGGCTTGCCCTTTTGGATCGCCTGGATATTGCATTTGCGTCCCATCTGCCATTATAAACGCTTCGTTAAAATCAACAATTTGCCCGTTTTCAATTCTGTGATCTCTTCTAGTCCTGTCATCTTTTACGCTTATCCACTCTTTTGTAGTTTCAAAGTTTGATTGAGATGCGGCTCTCATTGCAGCAAATGCCGAAGCGAAAGTCGTTTCCGTTCTCGCTATTCTCAAAGCTTGCCATTTATAGAACTGCTGAGACCTGTTCACTATTTCAAAAATTGCGTCTTGTAATGCTATAAAAGACGTATCGTTTTTTAACTTTTCTTGTATTGCTTTAACAATATCCTCGATAAGAGTTCCTCGAATGCTTACAATTTTATTTCCACCCTCTCCGGCTAAAAATATAAGTATGTCGTTTAAAAAAGAGTCCGAAAACAAAACGTTTTTAGTCGTTTTTTCTAATTCTTTTTTTATCCTCCTACTGTAATCAAAACCAACCTCTTTATAAATATCAACTAACATCGATTTTATTTTATCGTCTGTTATGTTTAAAGTGATTAGAATTTCATAATTAGACAAAGATATATTATTTAAAGGAATTTCGCCTAAAATCTTTTTAATATGCCTTTGCACTATTCTGTACGTTTTCCTTTCGTACATGTATTGTAATCGCTCCCAGTTCATTATGAATTGGCTTGGTCAAAAGCTGTCATCGACACATCGGTAACTCTTTGCTTATTTGTTTCAATCCAAACTGTATCCATTCCGTCTTCCATTATTGTGTCGTATTTCAAAGCCGATCTTATCTCGTTTGGAGTCAATGGAGCTTTCGCAAGCCAATCCATTTT